CCTCTGGCAACCCGTTATTCGCCTGTAAAACGCGCCACAACAAGTAGGCAGACGTTCTGCCGCCAGAGAAGCTGATAGTTGTTGGCTCATCAATTAAAAAAGGGTTACGCAAAGCAATTCCTTAATTAGTGGGGCTGTCGGAAACGATGCCCCGTACCGTTCCTAACTGCGCTCAAGGGCGCTCACCTTCCGACTGGCGGGGGTCTGGCATTTCTTCAATCACAACGTGCAATAGACCGCCTTTAAGTGGCTCTCCGCGAATCATCTCAAGGTGGTCTACTTGGAAATCGTCATCAAACACCCCTGCGTGTTCTAGTGCGTCTAAAACAGCCTTGATGCGGTTGTCGATGTCTGTTTTGCGCTTATCTCTTGGGCGCAAAATCATCGTGATTTTCAATTTGCTATCCCCGAATTTAGGAATGTTCTTGTCAATAATGATGTTTTGGACTTCTTCTCTGAACACCCTGCCAGCCTTCGAGAGTACGGTGCGGCCTCTGAAGTTACGCCACATCGTATTCATCGATGGCGGGAAGGGAAGTTCAAAAGAGCTTACCAAGGCACATCACCTGCCATTTTGCGGGGTTCTCTTGGCGTGATGTCTTTCGGGTATTGCGCGTCTTTTACCTTTTCTTTGTAGTTCGGGTCTTTGACGTTAATCGTGAACCATTTACCGTACTGACCTTCGTTTTCCCACACCCCGAACTCAATGATTTCACCTTTGTGCATCATTGTGCCTTCCCAATGTGGCTTTTTGTCCCCTTCTTGCTTCTTGTAATTCTTTTTTATCTTGCCTTTGCCTTCCAGCGGCACATATTTTTGGTATTCCATTTTTGGTTCCTCAAATTTAGGTAAAAATGCCCCGATGGGCTGTATGTCATGATGCCGCCAGTTATCCCTCAATCGCATCCTCCAAATCCCCGAAGGTATCGACTCCTTGCTTTGCCGCCATGAACGCTACCCTTGTCGGCGCATCCATTCTGTTGATGGTGGCTTCGTTTGCTTTCGCCCATTGCAGGAGCTTCTCTGCTTTGGTTTCAGCATCCATCTTCTTGCTTTCATTGATGCTGGCTACCATGCTGACATACTGGTCTGTGTAGTCTTTCCAGTTTTGGCAATACGCATAGCACGACCCATCAGGGAGATATAACGGGTAGTCCGTTTCCTTAACTTCGACGATTTCTGCTGCGCCCATATCTTTTGGCGCTGCTTGGACAGGCGCACTCTTGCGGGGCGTAAAGTCCTCGGTTTCCTCATCGGTGTAGACACCCACCACGCAGCCGGGGAAAACAGTTCTAACGCCTTCAGATACGCATCTCGAACGAAGCATAGCTCTAGGGTAATTACGCCAATTATCTTTGCCGGTAAGACCGATTTTCTTTGCCATATCGAATGTCCAAACGACAGACACGCTACCGCCAGCAGGATGAGAGAAAGTGCCAGATACGCACTCATCGGTATAGGTTTCCCATTTAACTGAACCTCCGGCCTGTTGGAAACGGGCAAGAATCGCATCGGCCTTCAATGCGGGTCTGCCTTGGATAACGTGGTAGTCACGCATAGCAATAGCAGGGTGCATAGACTCTGCTTGGCAGAGCAACATGATTGCCATTGCTTCGTCTTCGTTCTTAAAGCCGAACATCTTGCTTTTGGCTGCGACTTCAGCCATTTGTTTAATGTCGTTAAGTGGCACTAATGCGCTCATAGTTCACCCCTTGTTGTAATCATTGCATCTGCTATTTCGTAAGCCAATTTTGCGTTTTCGTAAGCATTCCAATCTAAATCTTCACGAAAATCGTCCATTAACGCTTGTAATGCTTTGGCTGCGAAATAATCTCTTAATGTCATACCGGTTTCTTGCCTTCCGGTTTGCGGATTGTGTTGGTTAGGAAATGCGTACATAGTCACCTCACTTAAGCAAGAATCGTCTAACACCCTGCGTTTCGACCATAAACTTTTCATACAAATCTGGCATTTGTTGTTGAAACAGTTTGGCATCAAAGCGTTTGCTACCCTTCGTGTTTTTCCAAGTCGCCAGCACACGCCCGTCAAAGGTAGTGAGTTCAGAACTCCATTGCATATGGGATTGAAGCGCAGTCAGTAGCTGTTCTTCTTTTTCCTCTAGTGCTTTGATTTGTTCCTTGACGTATTTGAGAGCGTCTGCGGCCTTTTCGATGGGCTGCGGCGCAACGATGGACGTACCCTTGTCTTGAGCGTAGATAATTTTTGTTTGCTCCGTTGTTTCAGGGTCAAGTGGCTGGTTGGTAGCGACAGCACCCCAAAACTTCGCCATATCCTTAATGAGCGTTTCCTTTTGGGCATCAGTAATTGTGAAATCAAACGTCTCAAAATTTTGCCCACCAAAGAGAACTGCGAGGACAATGCGTTCGACCCCGTGAACAGTTGCTTCGTGTATAAGCTGCGCCATATCCGCTGGCGGGATGATGTTCCCTTCCACATCGAACTTATTACGAACATTCGCGTTGTAGTTTTTAGCCTCAACAAGCGTTTTGCCGTCAGCGCTGATGAAATCAAAGTGGGAACGTAACCATGTTTCCTTTGGGTGGGTGAGTGCATAGTCAGCATCTTTCAGTTCAATCTTGAGCTTGTCTTGAGCAAGTCTGCCGATGATAGGCTGCATCACATGACCCATCTGGACAGCTTCAACATTGGACAGGTCAGGACGTTCCTTCAGGCCGAGTTTCTCAAGAACAGCTTCGTTGCCGCGCCCGTTGGCTGCTTTACGACTGTCGCCAGACCACCATGCGGAGTTACGGACTTCGGGTGCGAAATCGTTCTGGTTATTCATCGTTACCTCCATTAGTTAGGAACCAATTATCATCATCAAGAATGTTTGCAATGGTACTCATAATCGAATTGCTCAATGCTTTATCAATCAAAGCGATGGACGAATCAATGATTTCATCGTACACATTAGGGTCTGTCTTCTTAATGACTTGTAATGTCATCTTTGCGTCTTCTAGCGCGTCTGTATCTAGCAAGACAGAATTAAACAAATTATCTAAATCTTCTTTTGAAGCGACCATTTCATCTCTGTTATTCATCGTTTAATTCCCCCATGTGACTCATAGCAAGTATGAGATGCTTGATAGCTTTGTCTCGACTAGAAATTATTTCGTCATCCCTATTAGATTGGTCAGACATAATTTCGATAGTTCTTTTCAGCCGTTCACACTCTTTTTCGAGTTCTTCGGCATAGGGTTGCCAATCAAATGCTTTGGTTGGTTCGTGTTTGGATTCTTTGGTTACTTTTTTGGTAGCCATGATTACCCCTTTTGGTTAGGAAAAATGTCAGCCATGTCGTAGATAACGGCCTCCATCGGTTCAAAAAGTAAGCCCTCTGGCTTACAGGCTTGCGAAGGCAACCGCATCACAGAGCAAACGTCAGAGTTTGGTGAGCCGTCAACAAAGGAAATGCCGAGAGATGGGTGCTTGCAGCTACGGACAGGCGTGTAGTGCTTACAATCAATGCAGAGCTTTGCTTCCATGATGTACCCCTTTATTAAGTTAGGAAAGGTATTAAGAGTAGATTACATTATGTTGTGTTAGTCAAGATATTTGTTCACATATAGCCCCCGTTCACCCAAAGACCCCCCTACCCCAAACGCAAAGGGTAGAGAGGGAAGGTTCACCGCCCACAATCGGGCATCGTCATGCTACGGATTGGATACCGTACGCCCCTCGGCTTGACGATTCGACCAGCCGCACGGGTTATTCGGGAACTGCCCCCTAGCCTTTCGGCATACCGTGTACCCTTTTCTTCCGCGCACTCGGGTTTCGAGCCTTGCTATCGTGCGGAGTACGGTCTAGGCGAAAAAAAACCCACAAGTTTTGGCTCTCGCGTGTACCGGCACGCCCCCTAAGGGTAAAGAACCAAAGCTGGTGGGCTTTAGCGTTATCCATGCCGGTACATAGACAACGCAAAGATAATCTATCTAATCATCCGGTGTCAACACCAAATAAACGACATAACACGCACCTGCGAATACCATCAGTCCAACGCCCATAAATCCCCCCGCGAATAGTAGTATCAAAGTGGCAAGTTCAGGGCTTGTCACAATTCACCCTTCAGAGCCTTTTCAGCTTCAATCTCGGCAATGGGTTTCCAGCCGAATTTGCGCCATGTGCGCGTGACATCGGTTTGCGTACTGGGAACCCATTCTCTACCGTCCAAAAGGCTGTCTACAGGCTTCACAGCCGCGCCTAGTACTTGGACATCATCCAAGCGTGTTGGCGGCTGAAATGGCCTGTATTGTTTATCCAGCTTTTCCATCATGATTTCTTCCAATTCGATAAGTTTCTCTTTCAGCTTACCCATGACTAATTCTCCTTATATTGATTTCCATATCGCACCTCATTGTGGATAACACTTGCAATAGAACTCTTGCCCGAACTGGTCAACGAAATAGATGTTTTCCTCACCTCTTTCCGTTTCGACAATCGTTCCTTGGTCAAGCCAAATTTCCATCGTTGGAATCTGAATTTCCCTGATAGCTGGCAAATGAATTGATTGTTTCATCGTTAAACCCCTCTAAAATCGATTAGGAAGCCTTTACAGGCGATTTTTAGGGGTTGCCCATATGTAGACAACCCCTAGTAAGAAAAACGGCTTAAAACTCTTTTTCTAAGATTTGTTTCACTTTTTCATCATCCCTCTCGCGCAGCGCTTGTTTAATATTTTCGTTTTCGAGGGCGTACAGCGGAAAGATGCTGTACTCGGTACATAGGTCATAAAACTCGCGTCTAGTCATGATTCACCCCTAAAGTTAAAAGGAAAGCAATACGAATAGGAAAGTCCACAGAAGGGCAAAGCCTAAGATTCCACCAAGCATTTCAAGAATAGTTTGTTTCATGCCGTTTCCTCCTGATAATGGCTTGCTATTTCGTACCAGTTGACATCGGATAGAAACGCTAAAGCGTAATCTTGAGCAAGATTTGTTTCCGACTTGTAATCTGTAATGATGTTTTCAGCGAATTCTTGCATCAGCTTGGAAAGCTGGTAAGTATCTTCCGGCTTGCCTAAGTACTCGAAAACGTCCATTCCGTCGAATATCTCAAGATTGACGCGCCAAGTAGCGTAGTTAGTCCAGCCGTTGTATTTGTCATTTGACATGGTAATTACCTCCGAAAGTTAGGAAATAGGCCGGAATTACCGGCCTTATGAGTTTTAGTCCATTCTGGAATCGACGTAAGCATCAATGCCAGATTGACGTAAAACTGTAGCAAATGCTTCTGCATAAGCTTCTTTGCGCTGCAAAGATTGATTAAATTCGGAAACTGGCATATTCAGGCCGCCATAGTAATGCTTGTAAGTACGCCGAATTGTTTTGAGATACCGAGCAAATGAACTATTGGCAGGTTTAACGATAACGCTTGCAAAACCGCACACACCATCAGCAACAAAGTATTGTTCTGTTACTTTGCTGGAATCGTCTAACGGATTAGCATGGCCTGTAACAATCATCGGTGTGACGTTAGCGGTTAGAACTGCAGCGTTTCCTGCAGCGTGAGCTTGAGCATAGATAGTTGCTGGTGAGATTTTCATTTGTAACCCCTATTTAAGTGTTAGGAAATACAAAGCTATTGCCTTGTATGAATAGGATTATACAGATTAAAAGGATTATCTCAAGTGAATACATAATTGTATTTTTAAATTGAAACACTCTTTCCTATAGTTATATAAATATATATATGTATGTATAGTAAATGGTAGTTATATATTAAGACCAACAAACAACTTAACTATTTGGTAATCTTCTGTTATAGGCAACACTCTGCCCACTTGCCAGAACGGTAATTACATAGGGGTAACAACCTGCTCATACGTTATCAATTCTGCATGGTGTTATCAGCTTGTTAGTTGCTAATTTGGTCAGTTGGGTAATGGGCAAGATTGTCAGTCTGTCATTGTTGCAAGGTTGCCAACTTGAATGGGTTCGAAGTGCTGTGGGTGCGCGCCCCATTCGCATTTCCCCCCAAAAAAATTTACTGTTTTTGGTATGCTGTGGTGACTGATTTCTTGCTGGCCTCTCCTCGTGGTGAGAAGGGCTTTTGGGACTCTCTTGCGGAGTCCCTTTTTTTCGCCTATAGTGCGTATGTTGGTTATGAGGGATAGATATGATTAGTGTTGAGTTAGAGAAGGGTGTGCCGTTACCTGTGGCTCGGCAGAAGTACCCGTACAAGGAGATGGAGGTTGGGGACAGCTTCTTTGTTTCTGCTGGCGGGATACAGAATGTGTGTAATCAGAATTACCGGATGGGCAAGAAGTTAGGGATGAGCTTTATCGCTAGGAAGGAAGGCGATGGGGTGAGGGTTTGGAGAACCGCGTAGCGGTTTTACATGAACGTAGCGAATGGCGAACTGCTTAAAGGGGATGGGGATGAGTGCAAGGTTGCTGGATTACTTGAAGGACAAGTTTCACATTGAGTCGGACTATGCGTTAGCGCAGGAGTTGGGGACTTCAGCGCCCACGTTGTCGCGTGTCAGGACGGGTCATAAGGTCGTTGGGGCTAATTTGATACTAGCGATACATGATGCGTTTGAGATGCCGATTAAGGACATTAAGGGGATGTTGAATGGGGGTCAGAATGACGGAGCAAATTAGCAGCATGATGCCAATAGCGATGGAGGATGTGAAGAAGGCGTACATGGAACGGGTGTATGCGATGACGCATGCAGAGTTGTTTCATGAGCTGATGCGGGTGC